GAATATGTTAATTGATCACCAGTTTCTAATCCGTGATTTCTTATATAAATTGATTTTGTTGGGATGAATATTTGAGAAATACCAGTTCCTGGATTTGAAAGAAAAAGTGTTGAACCAATACCAACTCCAGAGGTTGATCCCAAACCAACAGATTCTGATGGGTTAAAGTAAATTTCTTTATTTTGCTTAAATTCATATGAAGTATTAAACCCTGCATTAATTGTAAGTCTTCTAGAATTTTCATATAGAATTGTAGTTACCGAGTGAGATGATCCTACGCTACCATCAATTCCTCTAATAACTCTAATTCTGGAGTATTCTGGTTCTACATTCAGCACTTGTACTTTTTCTGTACCAATACCAAGAATGTCATTTTCTCTTATTCTTGATGGTTCCAAATTACCAGATACTTTAAAGTAAGTTACTATGCCTGTAGATCCAATTGATCCAATTCCAGATGAAGTTGTTCCTACTCCAGCAACTGCTAAAGTATTTGTTCCAACTCCAGCCAAATAAACTCCACCAATTTTTGAAGAAGTTGTGGAAAGTCCAGATATTGATACAAAATCTCCATCTTTAAAATTGTGAGGATTGGTACAAACTATAGTATAGTTACCCTTATTGTCGGATGGGTAAATTTCTACATTAGTAATTGAACTAGTTGCAACACTGATGTTATTAACAGATTTTCCTAAAATTCTTGATACTCTTGCCGAGACACCATTTCCTTGAGTATCTGCATTATCAAAAATAATCGAATCATTTACTTTATAGTTATTTCCTCCAGTAATGATACCAATATTTTCAATGACACCTGGACGAACTGCTGTAACATCCGCAGATTGATTTAAATTATTTGGTATACTTAAATATTCGTATGTTACAGTTCCATCAATTAAATTGTAGGAACTAGTATTTCTCAACCAATTTGTTTGGTTTAAATCAATGTCGTCTTGGTTTGATTTATAATCAAAATTAAATTTATTTGGTAACGATTTAAAACTATTTCCAATTAAATAGGGGAATGCAGGTCTCTTATATCCAACAAAAGGACCTGAAGAATCCACTGCAGATTCAAATGTTGCAAAATAGGCATAGGTTCCATTTGGATACTCTGGCGTTACGCAAAATCTTCCATTATTTTTATCAAGAACTGTTTCATCACCAATTTTTGTATAGGTGTAATCTTCTACAAAGAATCCTTCTGGGAAATTAGAAATAGATGGTCTACCATCTCTTAGATTTAATTTATATCCAGATTTTAATTGAGTTACTGTGCCCCCTGATCTTGTAGTATATCCATATGGTCCATAAATTGGATTTCCATCATATGACCAACCTATGATTGGCGAATGATTGGATGCAGAAACTTCTAAGTTATTAATTTTTGGAAGATCTTTTTCTGTAAAGAGAGTATTTCCCTCTTGATCTACTGAATAAATTATTTCTCTAAGTTTTCTTGGTGCATATATGTGCGAATATTGTAACTGATAATCTTCATTTGATCCTAGAGAAATAAAACCATCATCTCCAGTAAAATTAATAAAATTCTTACCGAATAAGTTTACAGTCCATTTTTGTATTTTTGCTCTAAATTCTGCCCCTCTACCTGGGAAAACAACTGATATTGAAGTATTTTGTTGACTATATGCCCCACCAGATTCTACTACTTTAACAGAACTTATAAAACCATTATTTAAAACTGGAGTAATAACTGCTCCAACTCCATCTCCTGTTATAGTTAAATCTGGTGGAGAATTGTACTTTTTACCCGGATTTAAAACGATGACCTCAGTAATTTTTCCATTTTCTATTACAGGTGCAAGTTGAGCATCTTGACCAGAAATTAATGAAATTTGTGGTTGTTTGTCTAAATTAATTATTTCGGAAGATCCATAACCAACACCTTGATTGGAAAGATGGATAGAAGATATAGATCCTCTAAAAATTGGTTGAACTCTTGCCTCAAAAGTTTCTGAACCAACAGAAGATATGCCAATTTTACCAGATACTGTTACTGTAATATCTTGGTAATTGAACGAATGGGTGCCGACTCCAACAGAGGTTAGATCAACATACTCATTCGTTTTATAATAAAAGTCTTGTGATATTGAACCAGATCCAACTTGAGATAATTTAAAATTATTTTCATCAACTCGTGTCAAATAATATTCTGACCCACTTGATAATCCTCCAATAGGAGTTCCCTCTGAGGTATACTTTATGATTTCCCCTGAATTGTATCCATGATTTGTAATCGTAATCTGATCATAAGAAGTACTCACACCTACAATTGTGCAAGTTCTTTGCTTATTTTCGTATCCAGAACCAGAAGAGACTATATTGATTGATGAAAGTACTGATTTTTTATTAATTGATTTAAAAGAATGCTTACCAATACCAGTAGATGTAAGATCAACTGTATTAATACCAGCAATTGCATCGCCTTTTGTTCTATGTAATTTTATGACCTGATCAGTTTCAACAGAGACATAATATATTGAATTGGTTGATATTCCACCAACTCCATCCTGTGAAAATGTTTGATATAAAACTTCTTCGGCGTTTCTAAATTTATGATAGGTTCCAAATCCAATTGTATTAGAAGTTATAGCAACTCCCGCATTTGTTGAAGAATCCTCTGAATTAAACGAAACAGAGTGATCTATCAATTTCATATTTGGAGAAGCAACAGCTCCTGATCCATTTCCTCCAGTTATTTTAATAGTAGGGGTTTCAATGTAATCGAATCCAGAATCTAGAACTCTTATTCCCTGAAGTGATCCAGAAACCGCAGCATAACCAGTTGCACCTACTCCAATAGAATCTGATATATTAACTAATGGTGGATTGATTACATCATAATCACTGCCAGGTGAAGTAACTTCTATTTCATCCAATTTACCGTAGTAAACGACATCGGATGACTTATAGTTTCTAATTTCAACTCCGTTTATCAATATACCAGTAAATCCTGGATTTGTTTCATTAGTAGTTCCATCATCAACTGGTTCTGAGATTTCTCTAAGAATTTTTTGACTTTGTAATGATTTAAATCTAAAATCATATGGTTGAATAATATTATTTGTTACAGGTGTTTCTCCACTTAGAGAAACAAATCTGCTATTGTAAAGATCCGCTCTACTTCTTGCAAGTTTGATTGTGGTAGAATTAACTCTTCTTACAAAATAAAGCCCTTCATCAAAAAGTGAAGAATTAGTTGTAACAACTGTAGTTAATTCTGTTCCAATAAAAGTTTGAGTGAGTACTTTTTCTGGAATATAGTAAATTGCATCACCAGTATAAAATCCATGATCGGAATTTATTGTAATTTTAAATTCAGAACCGGAGAAAGTTCCAGAAAAAATTATAGATCTATCCGTGGTGTTAAGTGGTTGTCCATCATAAAATGGTAAAGATGTGGAAGCAACTAATAATTTGTCCTGATAATTATAAACATTTTGAACATTAGATCCATATGTACTAATTTTGGGATAATTATTTGAGAGTGCTCTTTGCAAATTCTTTCTTATACTATAAGAAAGAGAGATGTTTAATTCACCTTGACCTTTTATGATAAAAGTATCGGACGAAGTAATTTCTATTATTTTCGTTGTTCTTTCTGCTCCATCACCAATGATTGTGGCAGAATCTCCAATTCTAAATGGATGATCCTTCGTAAGCTTTACTCTGTAAGTTTTATCAGTATTATCAATTAAAGTCAGAGTTTCTATTTGAAAAATAGGAGAAATGTTCAAAATCCAATTTTTGGATTTGAAATCTGATTTATTTGATCCAAGAGTTTTGATTCTTACTGTATCATTTGGTGCGTAGTAATATGCATTTTGATCATAATTTAGAAAACTCAAAACTGAAAGAATTCTTACTTTTATGATCTCATCTTGATTTGAAAAAGATTGTCCATAAGCATAAGTGTTAATACCAACGTTTTCGGCATTAGGAATTGTTCCAGTTATATTTTCGCAACCATAAAACTGGGTTAATGACTTTGATGTGTAGGATACTATTCCGGATGAGGAGTCACTATAAACTACAGAAAGTTCTCCTGAGTTTGGAAAACCGACAGTAGAGTCTACGTCGAGTATTGTTGATCCGGAGGAAACTTGATTAATTAATTTTGTTTTTGGGTGAATGGAAAATGATCCATAAACTGAACCATCTACATCAAGATCTCTATCATACCCAGAGTCGATACTTAACTTATAATATGTTTGACCTAGTCCAGAGACAATTCTTTCAACTTTTGTTATGGGAGCATATGCTTTGGTAATTGTATTACCATATTCGTCTTGGAATAATGTTGAGTCAGTGAGATCCATAGGGTCTCCATCCAAAGCTTCAACAACAAAATCATTTGTTATCCTATATTGACCATTAGATGGAGTAAAGAGAAAATCTCTTGGCTTTATGATTTTTACATCTTCATTATATAAAGCTTTGAATAAAATTTCAAAAGAACGATCCGTACCTCTAGTTAGATAAAAATCTTTAGATTGCTTAATAAAAAGATTTTGATTTAATTGAGATGAAAGATCTCTTTCATTCAGTCCAGGTAAAAACTGATTTTTTGTTTTTGATAAAAATTCTTTTAAAAAGAGAATACTCAAGTTCTCTATCTCTGCTCCTATTTTATGCTCGGTAGCAGAAGTAGAGATGAAAACTAATTCTTCTGGATTTGCGTCTTGTGTATAAGATGATATTCCAGAAAATCCTCTAACACATCCTGTAAATGATGAAAAAGTTTTTCCAGTATATGTGATTATTTCGTCATCAATTTTTATAATACCATATGTGTCAGGGAATCCATTAGTTCCTGATGGTGTTTGTACTAAATCAACTGAGATAGTACTATCAAATTCTGTAATATCAGAGTTTAAAATGACAGATTCTACAAGATTTGTAGTTTCATTTAACTTAATATACCTATCAATGTTCTGAATTAAATCAACAGGAGCTCCTTGAAACTCCTGAGCAATATAATATTGCTTCAGAAATTCTGAAATTAATGGAAACTCTTCCCTAATGTAAGCAGGAAGTTGGTTCTGAACAATGTTGTTAAGTTTAATTCTCTGTTCTGTCATTATTATTTTAGTTTCTTAGTATGATGAACCCGAAGAGTTTCCGAAGTTTATATATTAGTTATAGTGGTAGAAATAGTCGTACTTCCACTCACAATTTGAGGAGTTCGTCTAACCAGAGCTCCGTTTACATAACTTGAAGAAGATATATAATTTGATGCCGAAGGATCCAATCCAGATGAAATATTATCAACCACCATGTCAAAAACACTATTGTTAATATCTAGCTGTAAATATAAATCCTGAAGTCCGACTACATCATTTGAACGTGGAGTAGCAGAAATCTCAATAATCGTTTGACCATCTTTAACTTTTCCCCCAATTACACTAACTGGATTTAAAGTTATAATTCCTCTCTTATAATCAATGTTTCCAACGTTTCTTCTTAGAATGGTTGCACTTGTAGAGTTCGCTGATGGAACAGTAAAAAAGAAAATATTTCCACTTTCTCCATCAGTATTTGGTATATCTGAAAGATAAACCGGTTGTGCAATTCCATTTACAAGAAATGCTGATGATTTAATATTATATCCACTAGTACTATTAATATGAAATTCATTTCCAAATCCAATTTGGTATTCTGAGAACGCATTCAGAACAACTCTGAGGTCTCTTCTCATCTGTATTGTCGTAATATTGGAAGTCACAGACTCATGACTATCATCAATTATTTTTAAAAACTTGCTATATTTAAATCTAGCACCATACTTGTTGAGTTCCGTAGAATCTGCATACTTATTCGCATTTGTCTGAACTATTGAAGAAACGTAGTCCGCGTTAGGCGCTAAGTTTGTATTATAGTATACTTTTGAATTAACTTCGATGTACAAATATTTGAGATCTAAGATTTCTGGAACTATTCCTGCAACAGAATACTTCTTTAATCTCAACTTGATATTTTCTTTTGTAAGATTTGGTAAGAAATCTCCAGTTCTTGGTTTTATGCTGATAAAAACTTTACCATACTGTGGAGGCACTAACTCCTCTCCGCCAAACACTGAGATAGACTCTGTTTCTGGATATATTCTTGCAGGAATCAGAGTTTCATAATCATCAGCAGTAAGTGCTCTATTTTGAGATGCATAGATTCTTGGTGCATACTTTTTAATGGACTCAACAGATTCAATACTTTCTCCTCCTGTAGCAATCAATCCAGTGGTTACAGCGGAAATACCAGAGGTTATTGTTGAAGTAACAGAGTTTCTTGTATAAGTTAGTCTTCCTGCAAATGAAAATTGACTTACACCATTAGCAGAATCTCCATCAGAAACAATGTAATCTGCTGTTATATAATTTCCCTCTTCTAGTGCTTTTCCAAATATGTCATCTCCAAAAATTAATTCATATCTTTCGTCTTCAATCTCTTGTAAAAAGTATACTTTGGAATCAGATAAAACTTGGAATAAACTGTCTTGAAGACTATACTTGGTGCCAGTAGTAGCATCTTCGTTACTTTTTACGACTACACTAATAAGAGCAGTATCTATTCCTGAGTTTGGAAGAACAAATCTTTGATTTGGTATTCTTGAACTATATGTAAAATTAGATGAAAGTAATGAACCTTGATAAACAGAAATATCATTGAAACTAGCAATTCCGTCTATAACGGGAACACTAATGTCTTCTAAAATAGAAAATACGAATGACTGACCGCCAAAACTACCAGACGAAGTTACTACAGGACCTTTCTTAAGAGTAATCGTTGATGGTAGAGGACTAATATTAAAAACAGTAGCATCTACAAAGAAACTGATAGATGCGGTTGCTGCTTTTCTTGGCCTAGGAATATATCCAATATTTCTTGCGAGTGCAACTACATTCTCTCTGAGAGTTGCACTATCAATAAAAACCTCATTTGCAACCATATTCGCATTATATGAGGTAATATAGGTATTATATGCCAAAACATCAAGTATTGTTGAGAGATTAGATCCCTCAAAGTCATAATCAGTAAAGTTAGAGTTCGCTTTTAAGTAATCTCTGAGCGTTGTTTTAACCTGGTTGAAATCCAGGTTAGCGAAGTTTGCTAATGGCATTTTTACCTAGATGGTTGCAAAACAAATTGTAATTCTTGTATAGGAACGTCAGCACCGATAATTTCATATACAATAACAACATCGTATGCATTATTATCAAAATCTGGATATGAATCTACAGAAATCAATCTCACTCTTGGTTCGTAATTATTGATTGATTGTCTAATTTCATCCGTGATGATTGAAGCAGAAATGTCGTCAACGTTCTCAAATAACGTTCTAGAGATTCTAGACCCGAAATCTTCATCAAAAAATTTTTCTCCTGGAAGGGTAAAGACAATATTTCTTACTGAGCGGGCAATCGCATTCTCATTCTTAAGCGCAATCAAGTCACTATTCAGAGGATTGGTCTGAAAAGTCATACTAATGTCTTTGAAACCTTGGCTTACCCTTTCTAGAGGCATTGAATATTATAATTCTATCTTATTTATTACCCTTTTATTGATCCATAGGTTGGTTCTGTTCCATAATCCCAGTCATCATAGTCATTATCATTGCGAATTTTCTCATGAATTTCGTTTTGATGATAAAAATCATGCTTTTTGGGAGTCATATTATCATGATTGATCTCACGAAGCATTTTTTGCTTCTGAATTTTACCTTCCCAACCGTATTCAGACGATAAAAATTGAGTTCCCCACTCATTTTTCATAAAATTTTCGTCTTTATCGACTTGTTTGGACATTTTTTTGCTCCTGATTTGTTAAATCAGAACTTTTTACGGGGTTACTATCCCGAATTTCTGTAATTTCGTAGATAAAATCATCAGATGTTTCAATTTTACGACGGTTTTCTACGGAATATTCGGTCAAATCGATTTCATACCCTGGATTTTTAGTAATTCTGTTCTTTGTCCATGCATCATCATACCATAATATCTTATTATTAGGGTATGCATAGAAATTTCCATTGTCCATCTTAAAGAAATGAGCACATTTATGCTCTGGAGTCTCACTGAAATTTGTATTCAGAGTAGATTTTGACTCCCATGACCAATCAAGAGTGAAAAGATATGTTCCTTCGTTCTTTTCTCCTTTATAATTAATCAATTGCGCCCGTAAGTTTGCCATTCTTGAACGGACTTGAACATCAATATATGGGGAAAAGCAATCCCACCACATACACTCTTCCAATTCAGCAACTGGTGCGTCAGGTTTCCAACAAAATGCAT